ATGCTCACTGTTAAGCAGATTGAAGCAGCAAAGCCGAAAGAAAAACCATACCGCCTTCTCGATGGTAATGGCCTGTACCTTTATGTCCCTGTATCCGGGAAAAAGGTATGGCAGCTTCGCTACAAGATTGACGGTAAGGAGAAAATCCTGACCGTAGGAAAATATCCGCTAATGACTTTGCAGGAGGCAAGGGATAAGGCATGGACTGCGAGGAAAGACATCTCGGTTGGCATCGATCCGGTAAAGGCGAAAAAGGCTTCGTCTAACAACAATTCCTTTAGTGCGATTTACAAGGAATGGTACGAGCACAAGAAGCAAGTATGGTCAGTAGGGTATGCGACTGAACTTGCAAAAATGTTTGATGACGACATTTTACCTATCATCGGCGGCCTTGAAATTCAGGAGATTGAGCCGATGCAACTGCTGGAAGTAATCCGCAGATTTGAAGATCGCGGTGCAATGGAGCGAGCAAATAAAGCCCGCAGAAGATGCGGAGAGGTTTTCCGTTACGCTATTGTCACTGGTAGGGCTAAATATAACCCGGCACCTGACCTTGCTGACGCCATGAAGGGATACCGCAAGAAAAACTTCCCGTTTCTTCCTGCAGACCAGATCCCGGCATTTAACAAAGCACTGGCAACATTTTCAGGAAGCATCGTATCGCTCATTGCGACCAAAGTTTTACGCTACACAGCCCTCAGAACAAAAGAGCTTCGTTCCATGCTATGGAAGAACGTCGATTTTGAAAACAGGATTATCACCATCGACGCCAGTGTGATGAAGGGACGCAAAATTCATGTGGTTCCTATGTCAGACCAGGTGGTTGAACTTCTCACTACGCTAAGCTCAATCACCAAACCAGTATCAGAGTTTGTTTTTGCCGGTCGCAACGATAAGAAGAAGCCAATCTGCGAGAACGCGGTACTGCTTGTGATCAAACAAATCGGCTATGAAGGTCTGGAAAGCGGTCACGGATTCAGGCATGAATTCAGCACGATTATGAACGAGCACGAATGGCCTGCTGACGCTATTGAAGTGCAACTGGCACATGCCAACGGAGGATCTGTGCGCGGAATATACAACCATGCTCAGTATTTCGATAAGCGCAGAGAAATGATGCAGTGGTGGGCGGATTGGCTTGATGAAAAGGTAGGGTGATCGACCTTAACAACTATCGAATAGCACAAAGACTTGCGGGCCAGTGCAAGGCGTTGTGTGTCTCAGTTTTGTCTAATTAGTTAAGTAACTTGTCGATCTATCGATACATGAATGATAGGCTCCTCAACATCAATTGTTTTGCAAAAAAACAATTAAATGAAAACAGGTAAGTTACATGAAAAAAATACTATCAGTTTCCTTCTTTCTCATTGCCTACAGCGGGTAATGCTGCCAACTTACTGATTTAGTGTATGATGGTGATTTTAAGGTGCTTGCGTGGCTTCCATTTCCATCAGATGTCCTTCCTGCTCCGCTACTGAAGGCGTGGTGCGTAACGGCAAAAGCACTGCCGGACATCAGCGCTATCTCTGCTCTCATTGCCGTAAAACATGGCAACTACAGTTCACTTACACCGCCTCTCAGCCCGGTACGCACCAGAAAATCATTGATATGGCCATGAATGGCGTCGGATGTCGCGCCAGTGCACGCATTATGGGCGTTGGCCTCAACACGGTTTTACGTCACTTAAAAAACTCAGGCCGCAGTCGGTAACCTCGCGCATACAACCGGGCAGTGATGTGATTGTCTGCGCTGAAATGGACGAACAGTGGGGCTACGTCGGTGCTAAATCACGTCAGCGCTGGCTGTTTTACGCGTATGACAGGATACGGAGGACGGTTGTGGCGCACGTCTTCGGTGAACACACTCTGGCCACACTGGAGCGTCTTCTGAGCCTGCTATCGGCCTTTGAGGTCGTGGTATGGATGACGGATGACTGGCCGCTGTATGAATCACGCCTGAAGGAAAAGCTGCACGTTATCAGCAAGCGTTACACTCAGCGCATTGAGCGACATAATCTGAATCTGAGACAACATCTGGCAAGGCTGGGACGGAAGTCACTGTCGTTCTCAAAATCGGTGGAGCTGCATGACAAGGTCATCGGACATTATCTGAACATAAAACACTATCAGTAAGTTGGAGTCATTACCCCTACAGCGTGTATATTAAAATAGCTAATGCAGATGATTTAAAGGAAAAACAATATGTTACTGTAAACATGCCGGACGAAATCGTGAGAGTTCAATATGTATACACTCCAAATGAAGATAGAGTAATTGAACTTTCGCGTGTTGGACTTAACAAACTTTTTTCTTTTTCCAAATTATACAAAATTTATTCAGTACAAGATGCTATCTATCAAAGTGGAAAAATGAATAATCTTTCAACAGTTCAAGTATTCGACACTGATATAATCGGCCCAATTATGGTTAGCGCAGAAAATAATGAAAATGGGGATGATCCAATAGCTGCGTTTACAGGTGGATGGCATGGTTTTAACCGTGACCAGAGCGGGTCACCTACAGCCAGGCATATTTCTCTTCAGGTATGGGTTGATGGGAAGATCGTCAAAGATACCTTTAAGGGGGATGCAAATGATTTAGTGATCGAAACCACGTCTAACATCCAAGGGTTTAATACCAAAAAGAAAGATGGCTCAGGTAGAGAGATTATTCAACAGAAAGTAAAAATGACCTTTAATGAAGGACGTGTAGATGTGCAGATCAAAATGATTCCTCTTGAAAAGGTGAGGATACACACCTACTACGGACTACAAACAGCACTTTCCCAACTGTATGCCAACAGTTCGATTCGTTATGAATCAGGTGACTCTCCAGAATGGAAAGACACCTCCAGCGGACCAAATGATAGTGGCCCTAAGGGTAAATATCCAAATGTTAACAGCATGATAGCCAGAAACAAAAGTAATGATGTGATAGTTGCCTGGCTTGATACTAAAAATGGACTAGGTGAAAGATTAAACGTCAGTGATACGTATCCCGCTGCTTTTTTTGTTGGATACAAGAGCTACTTCAATTTAGTAAACGGAATTCCATTGACGATATCACCCGGACAGACTGCAGAAGTCAGCGGAGGGTTTGCATGGTTAAAAGGTGAATAACCTTTATACAAATCTAAATAGCCGTGCGGAATAGCACTCTACTTTAGTCAAATAATTACATGCGAGGCGTCAGCGTGGGTTCTCGCCTGACAGAGCCATAGACTGGACACATGAATCACATCTCCGATAAATACACTATCTTTTCAATGCACATAAAAGTATTATTGAAATTTATGGTGTGAAAATCGTAGATCTGACAAAGTGTTAACCTCGCATACGTCAATAGTTAAATGATGCGATTATTAACGCATCTTATCAATTTATGCAACCAGACCACACAATCATATATTTGTCAATTAGATATCATCAAAATATCACGCGTAGGAGCTAATAATTATTCATCTAACTTATCACCAAGTTGTAAGATAATTGTTTGAACTTCATCTAGTAGTTCATATTGCATCTATATGTAATTCATTTAGAATGTTTGTATCCGAATCACCAGTTGAACAAAAAACCATCTAAAAGTCAAGATTACAATATGATACTGTCATTACAATATTTAAGAGGTATCGCCGCGCTATTGGTTGTACTTTACCATTATCGTGGTGAGTTAAATAGTATATATGCTCAGAAGGGTCTTGGAGATCTTCTTTTTAGTAATGGATACATAGGCGTAGATTTATTTTTTATGGTTAGCGGCTTTGTTATCATGCTATCAACAGAAAAAGATAAATCATCTTTATCTTTTGCCATTAAAAGAATCTTTAGGATATACCCAGTATATATAGTTTGTCTTATTTTATGCACCTATTTTCTATCAAAGCCAATAGATTTAGACTTCTATAAATCGTTGTTTTTTATACCATTAGATATCAACTCGCAAGCTCCCTGGTTTGGGTATTCACTGATATATACTGCATGGACTTTAATGTATGAGATTATATTTTACTTTATTTTTTCATTTTCAATGATTGCATCATGGAGATATCGCGGGTTAATTTGCTCAGTTGTTCTTGTGGTACTCCCTTTTTTAATCGGATATTATTATAATAATAGAATTTCATTAAGTGGATACGACGCTGTAATGGCGCATACAGGTATTTATTTTGTTGACAGCGCTATCCGATTGTTATCTTCACCTATGTTTATTGAGTTTGCTGTTGGCATATTAATTTATGAAATATACAAGAGATCACGCAATAGATTTTTTCAGTTAGTATCAACAGGAATGGTAATAATTTCTTTGTCATTGTTTATTCTATATTACATTACTGGTGTAAATGGTGGTCATGGAATAAATTCAAGCGGTATGTTTGCAGCTTTATTACTATTGTCTCTTACAGTTTATGAAAAAAACCATCCAATAAAACCAATTAAATCATTAAACTTTTTAGGTGATATTTCATATTCTCTATACCTCACCCATCCAATAATAATACAATCAATAACAACATTGTTTTTCGTTTCAAGTATATATTCACCAAATGGTGGGTTTGGCAATGTTTATATAATGTTGATAATTGCGTTTGCTTTATCTTCCATCCTATTCTATACAATAGAAAAGCCTTTTGTTAATCTAGGAAGAAAGATAATCAATAAGATTCGAAGATAATTTAGCAGCGGGGTCAATGCCCCGCTTTTTTATTTTATCCTGTAATAAGTAGATCCTACACTAATGAACTCATATATTCCTTGTGATGACAATGTAGTTATAAGTGTAGGCCCATTATAAATACCGATGGTCTGACTATTAAAATTTACTGATGAAAGATCTAGTAAAACCCTGCTCCTAAGAAGCGTTCCATTTAATATAGTTAACTCTGGAAGCATTAGAGTTTTACCAGGTGATAAAGTTCCGCCAAATTTTATTATATTCCTAGAATCATCAGGCCATGGTGAAGCCGAGTTAATATCCGGTATTATTAAAATCTTACCTGAGTCACGATAGTCTGATGTTGAATAGAATGTTCCTTTACCTGAAGTATGTTCGTTATCATAAATGCCAGCAGGGGCATTTGTGAGAACAGGCTGATTAAATCTAGTACCTGCGAATCTTGCAATATCAGGTGCAGAAGTAGACATCGTTAGTGTTGGTTGCCCATTACCATTAAACCCAATTGCGTTTTCGCCAATACTTGATCTAGAAAATTCATTTACATCAAAGAAACCAATATCAGTGAATCCACCTTCGCTCACTGATTCATGGCTGTTTCCGGTAAATGAAAAGTTAGTAAAACGAGACGAGCATTTAAATGCCGGACCTGATTCTGTAGTGTGGTGCCTACCAAACTTAACACCGGTGAATGTAATATTATCACCATTTACGCAATCAATAACATTGCTGATATATCCAGATCCTGTATTCCACCCAATGGAACCGCCAACCCAAGAAAATCCATCAAGCTCCATAATGTCAAAAATCTTACCGCCTGTAAAAGTATAGTGAGTGCAGTTTGAGAACATACATGACTTCATTCTGCGACCACGAAAACCATACTTAGTGCCAAACAGATGGATATTAACAAACTGTCCGCCTTCTATTCCTTGAATGCTACCGCCACTCAAATCAGTACCACCTACAAATTCTTTGGTCCCATCGACGATGATGTCATTCCACAGCCCATAATGCCCCAGACCAGAGCCTTCTCCGCCGCCATTCCCATCTTTGAATGAAAAAGTTCGATATGTTTGCAGAACCCATAAGTTGCTTATAGTAGGGTTTTCTATGACATCCAAACTGATGCATGCTGCTGTGAGCGGGTAGGTGTCATCTGGTAACTGATGCGCTCTTGATGTAAATCTGACAACTTTAGTGACGTTTGATATCTCTGACGAAGGGGTTCCATTGCACCCAGTAACTCCGGTTAATGTACAACTCCCGTCAGAGTTGTTGACAAGTCCTGTAGCAAAGAACGCCCCAGAGTTAGTACTGAATTGACAGAAGTTACTTACCGGAACACCTGCGGTGTTGTTGTCAGTCAAAGGCCATGTAATTATATTTCCACCATTAGCCTGAAATGGATTTGATGCCAGAGTAATGGTGTTGGATGTTTTGCTTATCACTTCTGTGTTTTCTGAGCCTACATATTGAGATATCACAAGGCGATCTAATGAATAGCAAGCATTACCAAACACAATCCCCCTTGAATTAAGTCCAAATCTTATCTCTGGAACATTTCCCAGCGAGTTTATTACACCCTCACCTCTTATTCCAATGGATACAGGTATTCCATCAATGGAGAATGGTATTGCAACCTCTGTGATTAAGTTTACTTTTGAGTTGGCTGTAACAATTAACTCTCCGTATCCAAGTCTCACTAATGAGTAAATGGCAATTTTAATTATTGGGGAATCATTTATGATACCTGGCTCCACAATAAAATTTTTCACTTCATTAATTCTGTAACCATTAAGCAGACCTACACAAGCCCATTTAGTTGTTTCTACATTTGGAGTTTCACTTGATGAGATGGTGTGCGGTAACTCTCCTGTCCATACATACCATAATCCATCAGTGTAAAGATAAGCATCATTCTTTGATGATATAGTTACACCAGAAGAGAAATCTCCCTTTTTGACAAAAATTGATTGCTTGTAGTCACTATAAATAGTTCCTCCATATGAGGAACCAATAAGCTTATCTCCACCAGAAGATGCTAATCTATGCTCAAATTGATCAGGGTCATACTTAAGTACATTCGGGAAATAGAACTGCTGCGAACCATACGCATCATATACAGCCATAGAATGGCCCTGCACAGTTACGAATTTGGCAATCTGTCCGTTATATACCGGATATCCAGCAGCGTTAATGATGATTGGCTGTTCAACAGGAACGTGAGAGCCGTCTTCGTTCTCCACATAAACCTGAATCTGGTTTTCAGGATTTACAGGGTCAGTGTCAATTTTACCGATATAAATTTTTCCATTGGCTACAGCTTTAAAAGAACGCGCCATAGTGAAGAGTTGCGAAGGCATGCTTACCACAACATTTGCGGTGATATCTGACATTTCATTGCTCCAGACGAATGATATGATGCAACCATGATGTGATTGCATACCGAAATGGTACTATTGAGTATTTATCCAGTAGGTTACGATGCCATTCCACCCAACTGGTGAGGCATCAAGGATGTACAGCAAATACGACGAGGCGCAGTTTCACTTGAGACTTCCGCATGAACTCCACGCGAAAATTAAGCAGCGTGCGAAGATGAATAACAGATCGCTGAACTCAGAGATAATTGCAGCGATTGAAGAATCGTTGGCTAAACAAAGCTCTGCATCAGTTTACATTGACGATGCAGAGCGTATGGCAGAACAACAATCTGATATGGTTAAGAAAATTGTCTTTGATACGCTCAAGAAGCTATATAAAAAAGACAGCAGATAACCATCCATTACGGAGGATTTATGCAAAGAGATATGCTGAATATTGCGTTCTACATATTTGGTTTTTGCACGTTCCTGGTGTTTGCGAAGCTATTCTGACAGCGCATCAGACTTAGCCCCCTGAGTCAGGGCGTTAATGGCCTTTTGTGCCTGCTGCATGGCTTTCTCGAACGCTGTTGATCCGCGTGGGGTGTTTGCCATTCGGAGCATTGCATTTCTGAATGGCTCGCTCTCATAGGCGCGAGTAAGAAGTCCGTAGCTTACTGCTGCGCCAGTTGTCGCCGGGTTCATTGCCGTCCCATACCCAATAATGAACGGGATAGTTTGCTGCCCTGTGGGTGTTGTTACTGCCGCTTTTGCAGCCTGCTGCGTGGATTGCAGGTAGTTTTTCAATCCTTTCAGATAAGCGGCTTCCTGACCTTTAAATGTGATGCCAGTCTGGTTTTGCAGGATGTTAAGCTGCCGAAGGAACTGGTCAGGGGAACCACCTGATTTCTCCATCGCCTTTCCAATGATGCCATTGCGCATTTGCGCCCTGCCAACACGACCAACTGAGTTATAGAGAGTCTTAATTTCCGATTTGTTCTTGCTGAATAGCATGTTGTTGACAACTTCCGGCGTCAGGTCGCCTTTCATGAGAACATTCTTCAGCCTGGTATTCTTTAGTTTCGCCGCTTCGTCAGCGTAGACGGCATTGGCCTGCTGATATTTACGGAGAGTATCGTTGCCAAGATTCTGACCAATGGCACCATTGATATCGTCGGTCATTGCCTTGTAAACGCGCTGAATGGCAGCATCGGAACGGTTTGGTAACACTGGTCGCTCCCCCTTCACGTCCATTCTGAACTGGCTGCGCAGATCGCTTAATTGCTTCAAATCCAGATTTACCGGACCATCAGGACCAGCATTGCGAACAAGCTCATCACGATAGGACTGAAGTTTTGAAATAGTCTCGTTATCAGCAACCTTACCAAGCTTCTGCAGGTTAGATATTTCTGTATCAATCTGCTGAATTGCTCTTGCAGGCTGAATGTTTATTCCCGCCATAGCATTCTGAACCTGCTCCAGTCGATTTCCTGCAGCGCGACGAATTCCTGATGTTTTCGCTTTAAGGCTGTCAATAACAACCGCTGGATCATACTCACCGAATTTATCAGCAAATCTCTGAACCAACTGGCTTCTCGCTTCCTATTGCGTTGCTCTCATTCCGCTTGTGCCAGCCAGGGGGATATTTTCTGCTGTCGTTTGCGCCATTTTTCCGACGCGGGAAGTAGGCTGTAACAGGTCTGTGGTGTGCAGAGGCACTCCTTCACGCTCTGCAAATCTGATAGCTTGCTGCGCTTCTGGTGCAATAGCACCACGAACGCCACGATAAGCAGCGCCTAATCCACGTCCGGCAGCGTTAATAGCGCCGCCAGCCAGAACGCCAACGCCTAAATCGGTAGCGAGTGCTTCCGCATCATCTTTCGCACTATTTGCAGCAAGTGACCCGACTGCGTTTTCAGCGAGAAGGCGAGTTGCACCCTGAGCGATTCTACCAGCGAGTGTTGGTGCCTGTGTTGCCGCTCTCTCAATGCCAGCAGGAGTGAGGTAAGGCAATGCCTCAGCAAATACCCTTCCCTCTGTAGTTTGTGGAGTCAGCGCGCCTTGCTGAAGGCCAAAGTCCTGCTCTAATCCCTGCGTTGTTACTCGTGGCGCAGGGTGATATGTCCCATCGCCAATTCCGAGTTTACCGCCAGCCCAAGCCGCCGCGCTTGTTACAGCATCTGCAACTGATGCAGGTATGTTTGCCACGTTCACGCCAGCCTGCACCAGTCCGCGGCCAGTCTCTTTTACTGCTTCGCCAAGATCAGACATAAATCCACTTTGCTGTGGTTGTTGCTGTGCTACTGGTTGCTGTGTCTCCACTTGCTGCACAGATGGCAATGGATAGGCAGCATAGAAAGCTTGCTTAGCCTGCTCTGCATTTTCTCCGGCTTGCGGGGCCACGACTTCATTGAAGTATTGCTCCTGAGCCTGCGCTTTTTGTTCTGGTGCTAACGCCTGATACTGTGGAGAGGCGATAACATCTTTCCATGCTTTAGCCATTAATCACCCCATAGTGAAGAAAAGTTACTGCCAGTAGTAGATTGTTGCCCTGGCATATTCTGCACCGGCTCCTGATAATCAAACTGTTTTTTAACAGTGCTCAACTTGCTTTCAAGCTGATTTCTAATCTTTCCGATAGAGTCACGAAAAGCCTTTTCACTCATTTTGGGACTTAGGGCACCAACCGCATCGGATAGTTTTTTACCCTCAGCATCTGAAAGAGCGCCCATACCCTTCAGGGACTGCACCATAGGAAGGAATGTTTGAGCTTTAAAGGTGTCGAGCCTTGCTTCAAAGTTAGCCGCATCAGAACAGGTTCTAAAAGCATTCACTGACGCAGCATTGCAGAAAAACACCGTGGAAGAGCTTAAACAGGCGTTCGCCAAAGCGTGGAAGATGCTCGAAGGCACACCGGAGCAGCACAAAGCGCAGGACGTTTACAACATCAGACGAGACGAATTAGAAGGAGCGGCTGCTTAATGGCACATTCGATTACTGTAAGACTAAACAAGCCCGCAAGAGAGTTTCAGGCCGGGGAAAATATCGGATTCAACATCCGTGCTGGCGTTCAGTATTACGATCGCCAGACAAAAAAGAAAGAATGGACAAACTACAGCGCCGTTGTATTTGCCAAGCCGGGAGCGCAAGCGGATTACTACCGTAGTGTTCTTGTTGAAGGTGGAATTGTGGAAATTACCGGAGAAAACATCAGGGTTGATGTTTATCAGGGGCAAAATGGTCAATCAATCACTCTTGAATTACTGAATGCAAAGATTGGATTTGCAACTTCAGGAAACAGCCAACAGCAGCAAAGTAGCAATCATCAAAATCATCCTGTATACGACGATTCCATCCCATTCTGATTTAGAAAAATAAGGATTTAATTATGCCAGCGCCTCTGTATGGTGCGGATGACCCGCGCCGCTGTTCCGGCAATTCCGTATCGGAGGTGCTGGATAAATTCAGAAAAAACTACGATCGAATAATGTCTCTACCGCAGGAAACGAAAGAGGAAAAGGAATTTCGCTATTGTATATGGCTTGCAGAGAAAGAAGAACGCGAGCGAATTTACCAGATATCAATCCGACCATTCCGCAAAGCCACATATACCCACTTCCCTGAAATTGACCCGCGCCTGCGTAATTACCGCTCACGCTATGGCGCTATCAGTAATGACTGAGGAATTTACCATGAGAGGACTTGCATACAATCCCGGCATTCTTCCGGCAGAAATGATTATTCGCCAACGCGTAAAGCCAATGCCATCGAGAGAGGAATTGCTTAAGAGAAATAGTTTCGGCTCTGTTAATGACAACAAATATCTGAATGCAATGTGGCGGAGTGGGAAGAAATGAAACAAATGTCACTAATTGAGATGGATGGTTTTCTGAAAGGTAAATGCATCCCCCGAGATTTAAAGGTTAACGAAACAAACGCTGAATATCTGGTGCGTAAGTTCGGTGAACTTGAATCAAAACTAGAAACGGCGTTGCGGGAGTGTCGTTCTGCTGGAATCACGATTGATAACCTTGAGGCTAAATGCGCGAAGATGGCTGCTGAAAATACCTCGCTTAAGCAATCTGAGAAGGAATTTAATGACTTTTGTCGTGAGGAGTTTAGCGAATGGGAAGATGATGTTACTGAAACCCCAGCCACCGATGCTTTCCTGGCTGAAGTACGGGCGCAGGGCGTGGAGATGGCTATGGAGCATATGCAGTCGAGCGGTTCGTTAACATTTGGAGATTGCTACATATCACTTAACGAGTTCGCCGCAGAGCTTCGCAAAGGAGGTAACCAGTGAGTGTATATCTCATTGATAAACGCCGACGTGGGCAACAAATACCACCTGTAGGAATTCCGAATCACACATGGTTTTGCGTACTTGATATCGATGGCATGGATAAGTTTGTTGACACTCGTCATTACTGCGATACCGCAACAGCTACTCCGGCGAAAGCAAAGAAAATGGCTGCTCTGATAGAAAACTGGACTCCACCTGATGGGTGGTGCAATGGGAATGATCGAGATTGGCATGAAAAAATGAAGGGCTATATCTGCGATTTCTTACGTAAATGCAACGGCTTCAGGGTGATGTGACATGAACAAGATTGACTATCAGGCACTGCGTGAAGCGGCAGAAAAAGCAACGTGTGGTGTGTGGTCGCTCGAATATGGAGAGGAGAGATTTGATGCTGGTGATGCACTAATTCATCGTGAAGTTGTTGGATATCTTCCCATTTGCAGAATTGAAGGAGCGCATCCAGAAAGCGGTTTCGATGAAGATTTCCAAATGGAACAGCAGGCCAATGCTGAATTCATCGCCGCAGCCAATCCCGCTACCGTCTTGGCGCTGCTGGATGAGCTGGAAAGAAACCAGCAATACATCAAACGCCGCGACCAGGAGAACGAGGAGATTGTGTTAACGGTAGGGAAGCTGCGCGTTGAGCTTGAAGCAGCAAAATCAAAACTCAACGAGCAGCGTGAATATTACGAGGGAGTAATCGCGGATGGAAGTAAGCGCATTGCAGAACTGGAAAAACAATGCGCCGAATGGGAGCGAAAAGCATTAAGCAACTTTGAAGAGTGTGCTGCGATGGCTGAACGTATCGAAGAGATGAGTAAGCAAAGTTGCGAAGCCCGTGAGCGTGATTTGTTTGAATCATGGGTAATGCATTCAATTTGTATCTCCAAATCGACGCTTGAAGGATTGCGCACCGAAACTGGATACCGTAACGCAACCTTATCAGGCACAGACTTCAACCGAATGTGGAAACAATGGAAATCTATCCGCGCCGCTGGCATTCGCATCAAAGGAGAGTGATATGAGCACTATCACTAAAGAACGTATCGAATTGTTCATTAAATCCCCGCTTGAAAACGGGCTTACCCGTGGCGAACAAATGGAACTGGCACGAATTGCACTGGCCTCGCTTGAGGCAGAGCCAGTTGGTGCATTCCACATTGCTGAACAGCAAGTTGACGGCACAAGTGACTACATCAAGGATGGGGAGTGGCCTATTGATAATGGGACAATTGAAGTCTACGCCGCCCCGCCAGTACCGGTAGTACCTGCTGCATTACCTGAGAACGACGATGAGGACGGGCAGGACATTGATTATCTTGAGCCATCTGAAGTTTACGCGCTTGGGCGAACAGCTGGCTGGAACGCCTGCCGTGCTGCCATGCTTCAGGGTAAATCCGAACAACCACAAAACGCACAACAAAATATTCCGGAAAATATTCCCGGTGGCAACTCTCCGGTTACTCCTGATGGTTGGATTGGCTGTAGTGAGCGAATGCCGGAAGACACCAAAATGTTACTGGCATTTAGTCAAGGTGAAATCGTGGCCGCATATTGGAACTGGGTTGTAAATCCAATTGATTACAAAAAATATAGAGCTTTCACGTATTTATCAGGAAATATCTTGGATGACGTAACTCACTGGATGCCGCTACCAGAGCCTCCACTTTGAAAGCGAAGCTTATACATATCTTTTACATCAGCAATCTATTGTTAATCTCCAATCAATGTTACGTTGTCATCTCACTCATGCTTTGGAGGTAGTGATATGTCTTGTCCAAAATGCGGTTCTGGAAATATTGCAAAAGAAAAAACAATGCGTGGATGGTCTGATGATTATGTGTGCTGCGATTGCGGATACAACGACTCTAAAGACGCATTTGGAGAGCGTGGTAAAAACGATTTTGTCAAAATTAATAAAGAACGCGAAGGCGGTGATGCTGCCAACTTACTGATTTAGTGTATGATGGTGTTTTTGAGGTGCTCCAGTGGCTTCTGTTTCTATCAGCTGTCCCTCCTGTTCAGCTACTGACGGGGTGGTGCGTAACGGCAAAAGCACCGCCGGACATCAGCGCTATCTCTGCTCTCACTGCCGTAAAACATGGCAACTGCAGTTCACTTACACCGCTTCTCAACCCGGTACGCACCAGAAAATCATTGATATGGCCATGAATGGCGTTGGATGCCGGGCAACAGCCCGCATTATGGGCGTTGGCCTCAACACGATTTTACGTCACTTAAAAAACTCAGGCCGCAGTCGGTAACCTCGCGCATACAGCCGGGCAGTGACGTCATCGTCTGCGCGGAAATGGACGAACAGTGGGGCTATGTCGGGGCTAAATCGCGCCAGCGCTGGCTGTTTTACGCGTATGACAGGCTCCGGAAGACGGTTGTTGCGCACGTATTCGGGAACGCACTATGGCGACGCTGGGGCGTCTTATGAGCCTGCTGTCACCCTTTGACGTGGTGATGGCTGGCCGCTGTATGAATCCCGCCTGAAGGGAAAGCTGCACGTAATCAGCAAGCGATATACGCAGCGAATTGAGCGGCATAACCTGAATCTGAGGCAGCACCTGGCACGGCTGGGACGGAAGTCGCTGTCGTTCTCAAAATCGGTGGAGCTGCATGACAAAGTCATCGGGCATTATCTGAACATAAAACACTATCAATAAGTTGGAGTCATTACCCGCGAAGGCAACGAAAAAAGCTAATTTATTTATTCATATATGAAAACAATGTAACCAATATTCGAATTGAAGAACTGAAAGAACACCAAGCCGCCTGATGGCGGTTTTTTATTGCCTGATTTGCAGGTTCGATTCCCTATTCGGAGATAGCACTCATGCAACACGAACTACAGCCTGATTCACTGGTTGATTTGAAATTCATCATGGCTGATACTGGCTTCGGTAAAACCTTCATCTATGACCGGATTAAGTCCGGAGACCTGCCTAAAGCCAAAGTTATCCACGGGCGAGCAAGATGGTTATATCGTGACCATTGTGAATTCAAAAATAAGCTCTTAAGCCGCGCCAATGGGTAA